CATTGCTGATTAAACAACGCTGTCGCATAACCTTGACATTGTGGATCATACAACGGATCGTTATGACAAGGATTGGCTGAAAAGGTTAATTTTAATTCAGAATCTCTTACATTAAATTCTGGACCGTATCTGCCAGTCCAACTTGCACTATCACTACCTTGTGCTAGTATGTTAATATCAGAAAAAAACGATGGAGGTAAAAATTGATTTGGAAATGTTTCTGAGCCAGAATGCGTAGTCCAATTATGAGAGTGGCCGTAGTCATATTGATAAGTTTGATACGTATTACCATTAGAGTCAATAACATCTACCGTGATAACAAAATCATCTATTCCCGGTTGGTTTCCGTAAATGTTAGCATTACCATTTTTTACTCGCCATTTGTAAGTAAATCCATTTACTTGTACTCCTGCCTGTTGAAGTGCAGTGTTAATAGCTATAGTTGTGCTTATAATATTATCCGCACCGCCCCAAATAAATCCACTGTCTGTAGGTAATCTATTCGGTACACTTGGGTTTGTTGTATTAGGCTGTCTACTTCCACCCCACCAACCAGTACCATATGTACCAGACCAGTTCTGGGCACTGGGATCTAATAGATCACCTGTTGTAGATGTTTGAGGGGTTGTGTTTACAACCTGTCCAGATGCTGTACTACAATAAAAGCAGAAGCATAAGAGCACTACCAATAATGGTGCCAAGTCCCACTGTAGCTTGTTTCTTTTGAACATCTTCTTTTGTCTCCAAAATTTCACGAGGTGGTATTTTTCCCGGGTTGGCCTGCCATTCATCAGATGCCTGCTCACCTATTTTTCCTAAGTACGGACAAGGAGTACCTGCCATTTCCATAGCATCGTATACTCTTCTATCTTGACAGAGTACTGATACTGCCGCAACCTTCATACCCATATCGTATAAAGTTTTTGATATTTTTAACCTTTCACAGTTTGCATCTCTTACAGTTTCGCCTGTTGAGATACCTAGTATTTGTGTTTGCACTGCACCAGCTACGCCAACTGTACATAGATCAGATGAAGAACTATTTACTGATGGAGTTATAGCAGATGGCGGAGGAGATATAACTATTGTCCTACCTTCTGTATTCACATTGGAGTCACTTTTAGTTGTCGTATTAACATTAGTCTCAGCATACGCATTTCCTAATGATCCAAAGATCATAGCAAACAACGTTGCCAAAACCATTACCCTGATTTTCATATTTTTATTTTTCCCTCACGTTACGGCAAGTATTTATAATACTATTAGTACTAAAAACTAACGGTATTATGGTCCAAACTGTAAGTAATTTGTACCTGCTGTTCGTCAAAATTTTGACGGTTTTTTCCTAGTATTTAGTTATTTCCTGCTAGATGTGTATAGTCCAAACCATGCGGCTCCTGCACCTACTACAATACTAATCAGTCCAGACTGTTCAAGGGTTGGATTAGGTAGTGCCATATACCATATTACACATTTGTATAATAATATTATATAGGTTGTTATAAAGATACGTGGGAATATACGCCATGCATCTACTGCTCTTGCCATATGTATAATTTTTACATAAGGATTCGGACCAAGATCTTTTACTGTAGTATCTACTTCCAGATCTAATTTTACTTTTTTACTAGCGCCAGAACTACTTGCAGGTACTGCTACTTCAGCATCTGGTTTTGGTGCTTCTAAATCATCAAGTGTCTTTCTTGGCATTTGAATTTCTCCCTCTTTTTAATTCATTTATAGCTTTGCTATTGCTATTAATAGCTTCACTATTTTTACTTATATATGCATCTTGTGCTTTATCTATTAGTTCTTGCATTCTAAGCCCACGCTCTATATCTGAGTCTAAATGCAAGTCTTTGTTAATTATTTTTTCTAATTTTAGTGCTGGTATTCTATCATTAGCTACATATCTCCAGGTGTAGCCTCTTGAACCATAACAACCAAAAACAGTTTCTCTTAATCCTATCTTTACAATAATAGATTGTTCTCCATCTAATAATACTTCGTCGCCCTCGTTGAATGCTGGATTAAATCTAAACTTTAATCCTTGCATGAAGTTTGTTGCAAAATCTTTAAACCAAAAAGCGGCAGAAATACTGATAAGAATAGCAATCCAAGGCACCAGCATTGTTGCGAAATCCAACCCCAGTTTATCAAACGCTTCCATTTACTTCTCCAGTTTTGTAATTCTTTCTTCAAGTTCATCGATCTTTTTTGTTACATGCGGATATTTTTTGCGCCATGCGTCAGTAGGTTGTTCAAACCATGTCCAACCCCATCTTTCAACTAAAAAATCTAGAATACTATCAAATTTAGAATAACACCAAATTCCTATTCTAGTGCCTTTAAAATAGGTCGAAAAAGCAAGTCCAAATAATGAACCCGCTATAGCTGTATAGATCCATAATCTATCAGTAGCCATTCTTCCAACCATTTCATAAAAATATTCCATCAACAGTATTTATACTGATTTGGATTACTCTTTGGTCGGTTGCTCTGGCTTTACTGCTTCTTCGTAATATACGATGATTTCGGTTTGTTGCTCTATGTAGCGTCTAAGATCTGCAATATTGATAGCAAGATTTTCGTAGTCTTTCATAGATAATACAACATAGGCTAGCTCGCCGTGTTCGGCTGTAAATTCTTTCACAAAGGATTCGTAGTTGTCCTTTGTAACAACATATACTCTAGTATCAACTAGATCAATTGGTTTTGGTCGAGCTACCGTTGGTACTGTTGTCTTCTCTATCTGTGTTACTACTTTCACTTCCGGTTCGCGGAACGACGAGCAACCAGTTAGGAAGAGGAGTATTACCATCACCGCCAGTAGCGGCTTCAAGCTCACGCCATAATTTAGCTGTGGCACCATTCATCCTTCCTTCTAAGTCTTTGCTATCTCTAATAGCATCTTGTACTAGATCTAATTCACGCAATCTATTGCGTAAGTTATCACCGTACTGTTCTGCTTTTTGCAAATCTTTTGTTAATTGGTCTGACAAGTTATTAAGTCTTATATTATCTTCTTTAAGAAGTTCTATACTTTTTTCACTTGTTTCTACTGCTGTTTCAAGTTTAGCATTGTTAAGTCTCATTATTTCTAGATTAGATTGTAATTGTTTTACATAGAAAAAACCACCCCCAACGCCAGCCAGAAGGCCCACTACTAGAAGTAATTTTAATCCACTGAGGATACCCATACTCTTTACCCTAACAACTTTCCCAAGGTCTTTGGACCAACAATACCATCTGCTACTAAGCCATTTGAACTTTGCCAATGTTTGACAATTTTCTCTGTGCCTGGTCCAAATATACCATCTGCTGGATTTATGTCTAATTTTTCTTGTACTTCTGCCACTAAAGGTCCCCTAGAACCTTTACGTATTGTTTGGTTTAAATCTATTTCAGGTTCTTCATAGTCACCGCCTAAAACATCAATAGCATGTAGATAATGTTTTTTACGATCATCTAATCCAATAGTGCCTCCGTTGATACGTTTTGTTGCACCTACAACATCCATGTCATCACACCACTTATTAATATTATTTGTATCCCAAAACCAACAAGCACTATCCAATGCACCTTTTTTAGTCCGTACATAATCACATGCCTCCTCTGGGGTCATATCTACTGCTTTTCCGAATTGTGTGTAGTTGTATCTTCCTGTGAGTTGAAGAATGCCACCACCCCTAAAACGCCAACCATCACCAGAGGCAGTATCGCCATTATCCATCCTATTTGCATAAACGATATTAGCAATTTTTTCTGGTTGTCTGTGGTATTCTTGTGCATTTCTTCCTGCCCTTCTAAAATATTTTGGAAAAATCTTGTTTAGTCCTGCGGCGCTGTAGTTTAAATTTTCTGACATAATTCTAAAGCCACCAGATTCGTGCCCGCATTGAGCAAGGAACATTGCAACTCTTTCAATAGTATCTACTGACCATAATGGTAGTATTTCTAACATTGCATCATACCATTCTTTCCAGTCGTCACGTGGAATAAGCTCTTTAGCCATCCATTCTTCAAAATCAAATTTAAAATGTTCTTTAGCCATTTTGTATTTCCTCTTGTTGGCAAACTTCCGATCTATACTGTTTGCATACTTCTATCATAATAGGTTGATTATCACCGTCTTTGAATTCTTTCCATAAAGGACCATCATGTTGTTCATAACCACAGTTTTGACAGTAATTCATTTAGATCCTTTCTAATATTTATTGTACTCTTTCCAATACAAGTGTTTTCCCGGCGTTTTCAAAAGTAAGTTTATTGCCGTATTTTGTTATGTTATAGTCACCTATGTATTTTGAAAGATAAATTATTTCTGCAAAATCCCAAGGATTAAAACTTTCTTTAAGATTATCTAAGATTGTTTGTTTATCTCCAAAATCAATAAAATTAAATTTTATCTTTTCAGCATAAGGTTTTTTAATAGTAAGTTCATTTTCTAATAAGTCTACAGATTCAACATAGCTTTTATCAAAAAAGTTTTTATAATTTTCCATTTGTGTGTTAGTTCTTGATATTCCATAATCCTCAGGATTTTTTGGAATTGTTATATCTAGATTTTCTAAAGTTGCATCTTTACTTTTAAAATTTTTATAATATCTAAACTTAAGGTTATCAACACCGCTAATTTTTCTTACGCCATCTAACACTTCAAAAACATTTTTTGCTACATTTCTATCTCTTTCTAGTTCAACAAATACTTTATATGTACCATCTGACTGTTCACCTGGTGTAACGTCTGCATCTAAAATAAAACTATAACCAGATTCTAAAAACTTTACTAAATCATCAGCAGGCGCTTTATCTCTTACACTAAAACTAAGTGTAACAATATCTTCATCTTCGCCCATTTTACTTGCAAAAGAATCAACTTCAAATATGTCATATAACATATGTTTTAAATCATTTTGACGTAACCCCATATTATGCTCCTGCTGGTTCCGCGGCTGGTGCGTCTGCCGCTGGTGCTGTGCCTAAGTCTGGTGCTGGAGGTGCAGGAGCCGCCGCTACTGCATCTGCTGGTTGTTGCCCACCTTCTGCTGTAGCAGGTTGAGCAGGATCAGCAACCATATCTTGAATTTCTTTGTATGTACCATATATATCAACAAGTAATTTTTTAGGCATCATTATTTCAACTATCCATATAGGATGTCTATCTAATTTTCCTTTTTTAGTACCTGGTCTAATATCGTCCGGTTTACGAATTTTTCTTGGTTTTAAGAGTGTTGTTTTTTGATAATTTACTTTACAGTCATAATCTAATAATCTTTTGCCGCCCATTGGATCAGGCATTTTAGATCTAGGCCACATAAACTTACAAGTAACCCAATGCCTATCTATATTTGGACCTTCTGCAAGTTCACCATCTTCCCAGTTGTCGTACACATAGATATCAAGTTCGTCTAGTACCCTTTCAAAATCCTTCAATATTTGAAATCCAGAGTCGCTTTCGTATATGCCTTCAACATTTTTTACAATATCGTAAATATCTTGCATGAATTGTTTTCTCCAATTATACTTTTATTTATCTGTAAAATGTATGTTGATATCTTTATAGGACCATGATACTAAATACTTTTGTAGGGCTGAATGCCCAACAGGGCGTGGCTCTACTTACATAATCCATTGTAAGGAGGACACTTAATGGGTGCAAAAAGACAGTCTCGCAAGTTGAGACAAAACACAAACGTGGTAGATTTACAAGTCTACCAAAAGAAAAATCAAGTTACTATCCTTCCAAGAAACAAAAATCAAGAAACATACATGCTAAAACTGCTAGACCGGAAAAAAGATATAATCTTCGGTATTGGTCCTGCTGGAACCGGAAAAACACTTATTGCTGTTCAGGTGGCTGTAAAATTGTTTAAAGAAGGAAGAGTTGATAAAATTATTGTTACTAGACCAGCTGTTTCTGTGGACGAAGATTTAGGTTTTTTACCTGGAACTTTAGAACAAAAAATGGCTCCATGGACCAGACCAATATTTGATGTGTTACGTGAATACTTTAATGCACGTGAAATATCTGGAATGATTGATGAAGGAATAGTTGAGATAGCACCATTAGCTTATATGAGAGGTAGGACATTTAAAAATGCCTTTATATTAGCTGATGAAATGCAAAATGCTACCCAAAATCAAATGAAGATGTTATTAACACGTATTGGAACAGGCAGTAAAATGGTTGTCACAGGTGATTTAGCACAAGCTGATCGGTTACGTGATAATGGTTTGATTCGGTTCGTAGAACAACTTGAAGCAAAAGAAATAGCCCGTTTGGACATAGTCCGTTTTGCAAAAGGAGATATAGAAAGACATGAAGCTGTTCGAGAGGTTTTGGAAATTTACGGAGATATGTAATTATTTTCTAAAAACATAGACTCCTTCAAATTTTTCACGCCCGGCCAGTTTGTTATTTCCAACACCTGGTCGGGTATTGAGCATCATTTTTATAGTTCCTACATGTCTGAAACCTATTCGTTCAGATAGCGTTATCCAATCATCGACAACTTTGTATTCTTTTTTGCCGTAGGTTTTGTAATCCGCAATGTTTGTAGCGAATATTCCATCTTGGTTAAGACTGTTATAAATGTTCTCAACAGTAGGCTCAGCGTATCCACTAAACCATTCGTCAAGGGTGCAATAACGTACCATACATTGTGTTTCTTCATCTGAATATTTCTCCAAGTTAAAATAAGGTGGTGAACTAAATGCTAAATCAATATCATTAGGTTTGTATTCTTCACTAACATTTTGAACAATAGTGCCTTTAAATCCAACTGCTTCATCAAGTATTTCATTAAAGTAGTTTAGATATTTAATAGTTTCTGTATTTGGATCAATACCTAAATAATTGTACGACATATTGCTACAACTTATGCCTAATAGTCTACCACCATATCCTGCACTGTAATCATAAACATTACCCCAAAGCACAGGGCATAGATGTTCTGCTAATGCTCTAGCATTTTGAGGTTTAAAATTTTGTATATTTTCCCCTGTAACAAGTTCTAATGCTCTTCTAATTGCAGTAGGGTATACAAGTTTATGTCCTTCACGCATATCATAACATATTCTAATAGCTCTTTTCAATTTTTTATCATCATAGAATCTATCTTTGAGACTATTACTTCCGCGGCCTTTAGGTTCAGCTGTCATCATATTAGGAAATAAAAACCTGCTTAATGGCTGTCCTTTGTTATTTCCTAAACTAATTTTTGAATCTTTTACTGTATTATAGCTTATAGATTTGAAATCACGAACAGCGTTTATTAAACCTTTTTCAGTGAAATAAATTATTGGGACTAGATTAATGCTTCTATAAATGTCAAATACTTTGTTAATAGTACCTTCAGGATCTTTGTTGTAAGCAGGCTTGTCTAATTTGTTTAATTGGTCGTAGACAGATTCATAGCCGGTAAATTCTTCAGCTACAATGTTACTAGGTTTTATACCCCAAAAATTATATATGTCCTGAAGTGTCGACATAATCGTTAACTGATGGGAATATTTCTGCAATAGCTTTCGCACATTCTATAGCTATTTCCATGTGTTCTTTTTGTGTGCCGTTAGCACTTCGTAATTCAATATAATGTATCCAGCTACGTAATGTTCCATTCATATACAATCTTGTTCTAGTAAGTCCTTCAGGTAAAACTGCTCTAGCCTGTTCTTTTGCAATACCGTTTTGCAAAGCCCATTCATATGCTCTCCTTGCTTGATCTATCACTTGGTTCTGCTGACTACTCCACATCATTTGTAATCTAGTGTCATCAGTTTCGATTGAATTTTGCCTGTTTTTTGGATCCTGCAATCTAGCTTCTCTATGCACAAAAATATCACCCATATCTTCCGGGTTCGCATATCGTTGACTAAATTCTTGAAAACTAAAACTTCTATGCCTTACAATTTGGTGTGCAATATCTCTTGTTGTATCTATTTCTAAACATGCATTTACCATTTCAAATGGTGACCAATGCTTATGCTTTGCAAGGTATTTCAACAATTTTTCACTTGTTTCTGTATTCATTTGATTTGCTGGGTTACTTACCCTTGCACAAAATGCTATTAAATCTTGTGCATCATCAATATCTTTTGCTAAAAAATGTGAAGCTGGTTGTGAATAACTAACTAAACGAACGGCCATTCTTTTTCTCCTTTTAAATTTCTTAATCTATCTTTTAAAAAGCTGATAGTAGTATGAATATGTCCTGTATCTTCTGGTTGAATTAAAGTTTTATAGTATTCTATTTCTTCTTCTAGTACACTTACTCTTACAATATCATTTATTAATTTTTTATTTTTAGTCGCCTTCGCCTGGATTTTCACTAAAGTGTTCCTCTAATTTATTAGGTACATTCTTCCATTTTTCTGCATCTTCAGGTGGATCTTTTTTCTCTGTAATGTTAGGCCATTGTTCAGACCATTTTCTGTTAAATTCTACCCAAAAATCTTTATCACCTGTAGAGTCAGGAAGTATAGCATCTACAGGACATTCTGGTTCGCATACACCACAATCTATGCACTCGTCTGGGTGTATTACTAACATATTTTCTCCCTCATAGAAACAATCTACAGGGCAAACCTCAACGCAATCCATATGTTTGCATTTTATACAGTTGTCATTAACTATGTATGTCATATGTTACAATCTTGATAATCTTATCAATGTTGCCGCCAAATTTATTTCTGGATCGACAACAAGTGTGTGATCTACCAACCCTTGTTTAATAATCAAAACTGCTTGGTCTTGTTTTTCAGCATCTCCAAACAGTTCTATATTATCATAAAGCCATCTATAAATTTCTTCCATTTCTTCTGGGCGAACAGTTCCGCAAAGCAGTTTTCTTGCTTCTTGTATTTTGCCTGCTTTAAACAGTTCAACCATATCAAGTTTCCAATCACTTTCCCCTGTATCGCCTTCGTTTGGTTTAAGCAAACTTTTATCCTGTACATTCATTTGCACCATATTAATGCATTTTCTTAAATCAGGATATGTTGCTTTTACATATGTATCTAGTATATCAAGATCGGGCTTTACTTCTTCAGTAATAAGAATCTCTGCCACTCTAGCAGTAAACTCTGTTTGATCAATTTTTGCAATATGAAATCCTTGACATCTGCTATGTATAGCAGGAATAATCCTATTAGGATAATTACAAGTTAAAACAAATCTACTTGTAGTGTGATATTCTTCCATTACGCCACGTAATGCGGCTTGTGCATTTGGCGATAGATAATCTGCCTCATCTAACAATACAACCTTAAAATCACCAAATGGAATCATCTGTACAAAATTTACAATTCTATCACGTACATCGTCAACACTATTTGTTCTACTAGCATTTATTTCTAGTATATCATATTCATTAACTTCAAGTTCATTAAATAACAATTTTGCAAGTGTAGTTTTACCAATACCTGCATTACCAGAAAATAACAAGTGCGGAATAGTCTTTTCTTTTATCCAATTTTTTACTTGCTTCTTTTGTGCTTCATCTCGAAATACATAACCATCAACTGTTTTAGGTCTGTATTTTTCTACCCATAATTCTTTCATCCAGCGAACCTTTCAATTGTTGCAATTACAACGTGATATCCAAAATATAAAAACAAACAAGTAATACAAAATTTTAAAAACTTGTTCATACCATCATCAGCCATAACTTCCCAGTGTGGTCTATCATCTTTTCTAATTGCATTCCACATGTCTTTTAGAACATTGCTCTTATGTTCTATTTTACATGCTTCTTCAAATTCACTATAATCTTTGTCGTTCATTCTATCTCCCAAAAAATTTCTTTGCCGCATGTAAAGGATTTTTGAGTCCGTCATACGTTTCGTCAATAAATCCTATATGTTTTGATAGTTTAGCATTAAGTTCGTCAACTGTCAACTGTATTTTGTCCAATTTCTCATGAAGTGTTTGTAGTTCGTTTGTAAGTTGTTCTTTACTGCTAAAAAGTTCTTTGCTCATTTAATCTCCATAAGGTACTTTATCATTATACGACTAGTATAGCAATAAAGTACCTAAATGTCAAGAAAAAATTATTCTCTGTTGCCCAAAAGCATTAAAAGCATTTGGAAAAGATTAATGAAGTTGAGGTATAAGCTGATAGCAAATTTTATGCCATATCTTTCATCTCTTGTTTGTATAAAGATTGTTTTTGCAGTTTGGGTATCATATGCAGTAAGTCCTGTAAAAATCAATACACCAATAATACTAATTGCAAACATCAAGGCACTACTAGCCATAAAAATGTTAACAACACTTGCAATGATAATACCAATCAAACCAATAAACAAGAAACTTCCCCATGAGGTTAAATCTCTATTTGTAGTGTATCCATACAAACTTGCACCAGCAAACGTGGCTGACGTTATGAAAAATACTTGTGTAATACTATATGCAGTATATACCGCAAAAATTGTACTTAGGCTAAGGCCCATTAAAGTTACAAAAGCATAATAAAATAAACCAAGTTTTTGAAGGCTCCAATTTTGTCCTGCAAAACTGTACCAAAAAATCATCCCTAATGGTGCGAACATGGCTATGTAAAGCAAACTGCCCATTGCATACATTAGTCCACTACTGTAAGTAAGCCATGCAACAGCACCACTAACAGCCAATCCACTAGCAGTATGATTGTACATGGTAAGCATGAGTTGTCTTAGTCCTTCATCAAACTCTCTATCACGAGTGCCTAAAACTGCTCTTTCAAGTTGATTCATAATGTTCTCCTTCTACTATTAATTTATAAATATCGCTCCAACTATTTACCCTAAATATATCTGGATTGGTGTAATTTTCGTTATAATGATGATTTATTAATATCACTTTATGTCCAGCATTTAATCCTGCTTCGGCATTTTGAGGTTTATCTTCTATCCACCAATGTCCTGGTTCATAACTCTTTAGGATATCATCTTTATCACCGCCTTGTTCTAGACAAATTACTTTTCCTATATTATTTCCAAAATGTTGTTTTAAATTATGTTCTCGTAATTTTCCTGCGTAATAATCAGTACTGAGACTAGTAATACATTCTATATTAAATCCAGCCTTGACTAAATCTGGCACAACCTCTACAGAATCTCTTAAAGGTCTTAACCAACCTGTCCAAGCACTGTCATTAAATTGTGTTACTAATGCATCAGATTCATTTTTAGTAATTCCGTATCTTGTGTATTGATTGTAAACTTCTGGTTCTACTACAGAATAATTACGTTTTGACATCCAAGATGTAAAAGCATCCTCCCAATTAACTAGAACTCCGTCTACGTCTGTTAAAATTTTTTTCATTTATTTTCCCTAGCAATATACTTTATTGCATTTTCTAATATTCTAATATCATCTTGTAATTGGCCGATTGCTCTATTACAAGTATGGCAGATCCATCCTCTGAATTTGCCTGTTTTGTGATCATGGTCTAAACACCAATGACCAGATTTTTTACCACCGGCACCTTTGACTTGATCAGCATTCTTTTCACATATAGGACATGTGTGATTATCTTTTGGGGGAGGTGTAATTTTCCTAAGTGCATTTCTAACACGAACTAATTCTCTATTACAAGAGTTACATTCGGTTCTACGATATTTTGCTCCACTAGATCGTCCAAAATTTTCTATTGGTAATTCTAATCCACATTTACTGCAAATTTTTGTGGATTCATTATAGGTCGCCTTCTTTTCTGTTTTCTGAATTTGTAACATCAAATTCTCCGCCTGGATATCTTGCCTTTAGTTTCTCTATATTTTCTGCTAATACATCATTAGGATCTATTCCCAATGCTCTGCATGAATTGGCCCAATACCACATAATATCACCCAACTCTCGCTTAATGTGGAATTGTGTGTCAGCGTCCAATGGCTTACCTTGAAATACACATTTTTTAACAATCTCAGCAAACTCGCCTCCTTCACTAGCTATGCCTATGGCTCCGGTCATTAAAAGAGCAACATTTGCTCCGGTTTCATTTTCGAGTGCCTCTATTCTGTTGGCCATCTCTGTTGAAGAATTACTTGACTCACTTGTAACTCCGCTCACAAATTCTTGATATAATTTTAAATCTACATTTTCCAATTTATTCACCTATATATACATCGTTAGGTTGTTCATTTTGAAAAGCTAAAATACTTTCAGCTTCCACCATTCTTAAGATAATTTCTTCATTATCAATTTCAAGTTTTACGCCTCTGGTCCAACGTCCATGTTCAACAAGCACCCATTCACCGACTGCATAGTCATCTTCATTCTTTGGACCTTTGGCATAAACTTTACCCCATCTAGGGTATATTCCTCTACTCTGTGCATCATCATCGAGAATAATTAAACCACTTTTAGTTTTTTGTTCTCCAAAATGCATGTCACTGACTAGGACTCTATTTCCAATAGGCTTTAAATTGCCTTTGATAGCATTAATGTTAATTTGATTTTTTGCTTCTAATCCCATTATTCACCTTTTTTTACAAAGTTACCATCTTCATCTTCAACCCACTCTTCGGCATCATTCTCAACTACAAGTGGATCAGATACTTTTGCCTCTTCCTCATCAGCAAGTTGTTGTCTAGAAGCCATGTCTTCATCAGGCATTCCTGGATTTGAATCATAGTAGTCCTGTAAAACTTGTTCTCTAGTTCTTACAATTTTACCACCAGGACCTAATTCATCGCCTCTAGCATTTACTTTTGCATTGCCTACCGCAGGAGTAAGTTCATTTTTTTGACGTAACAAATCCATATCAATACTTTTACCTTGCATTGACTTGTATTGTTTACGTCCTGTTTGTTTCATCGGCATAAGATTACCTCCTTAGTTATATTAGTACTTATCTCAGGAACTCTCTCCAATCCAGGCCATACTGGATTGAATTTACTTTATGTACACCTATTAAGAATAATACATAACTTGCTACACTTGATCCACGTCCAACGCCCCAGACAATATTATTATCTCGCATAAACTCTACCAAGTATACCATATATTGTAATAACGGATACATATCACGTTTATGGAATTCATGTAGTTCTTCGTATGCACGTGATACTTCTTGTTCAGTTTTACATAGGTTTATAACAAAACTCTCAATATTAAGTTCCTTGTACTTTTCTGGCATAAACCATTCACTTTGACATACACCGTCAAATGTTTTTTGATCTACATCTAATGGTATATATTTTTTAAGTGGATCAAGACCTTTATCAGTCATAGCTGTGTTAAATTTATCTACGTCATCACTATGATCGCATAATACAACATGACATTTGTCTATATGACCTGAGTAAATCATATCGACCAAATCTTTGTTGGTGAATCTTGGTATACCGAGTTCGTCTGTTTTCATTAGCATATATGTATATTAACTGATATTAATCAAATTGTCAAGATTTTTATCATCGTTTTGTATACTTTTTTCTGCTCTGATTCTTCTGTTTAGTTCATATTTGAGATCATCTAATATTAAAGTCATTTGATCTCTAGCTTGTGGATTACTGGTCATCCAATATTTCTTATGTAAAGAGGCAATTCTTTCTTCTAAATCGTTATCGGATAAGTCTTTTAAGTTGTCTACTAAAGGGTGAGACATTAACCAAATGTACCAACAAACTGAGCATAAACAATTTGTCCACCATCAGATGTCCAAAAGTCTACAATCTTAGGTTGTGTAACACTTGCGATTGTAAATGGAGTTGGAAAAGTGCTTTCATATCTAAGCACACCACCAGCAGAAGCGGCAAATGTTACTGTTCTACTCACTCCATCACTTGTTATTACTAATCTTAATTTTCCAAGTTTTCCATTTGCTGGCCACTCTGTTAAAGTCAAAGTCAAGTCAGCACCAACTTGTACAGTTTGATAATGGCCATTGCTCCAGTTTACATTATTAGAACTACTTACATTTCCAATACCGTATCTTTCTTCAGTACAGGCAATAAAATTTGCTTCGCTTATTTTATTTCCGTTGAAATCATTATTGGTTGCATTCTTTAATGCCGCATTGGTATCTAAACTTGTTAAGTCTGCCGCAACGTTAGATAACTGTGTTCTTATAATGTTAAAATTATCTCTAAACCCTTGACTATCATTATCTTGTCCTGCAACAGGAAAAGTTTGGTCTATTCCTAGTATAGAGCTTGAACTTGTTGTTATTGCCATAATCTATTCTCCATATGTATTTATATTATTTAGACATTGTATTCATAATTATGAAACAGTAAATATTGTTCTTGGCTATTTCCAGTAGTTGCATCTATTAAATATCTGTCTATATCAAAGTCAAACTGCTTGAAATCTATGTTGTTAGCTTTTATAGCTGTCATAATCTGTGTGCTTGTGCCAGGTTTGCAGTAACACAAAGGAACTGCTTTTACATAGCCTAATATTTCAATTTTACCTGGTTGTGATGTACGCATCCATAATGGCAAATAATTAATTTCAGTTTCTCCTACACTTTTAATACTTTCTCTCATATTTGTTATGTTAGACATGAATTTCTTTGTGTCTTGAGTGCCATCAGTTTTTACATTTAAATTGTCTGCTTTTATTGTATTTTCAGGTACAGGTCTAAATCTGTATGGATCGCTTGTTCCTGCTACAGTTGCCTTAAGTGTTACATCGGTAGACCCTCTAATACCTATACTTATATTTTCATCTAAACTGGAGATTACATCTCCTGTTCTTGATCCAACTGTAAAGCTAGGATAGAAATAGTATGTTACATCACCATATCTTCTTGTACCTATTACAGTACCCGAAGGGCTTAGATTTTCTACACTATTCCCAGGAGCATCGTAAAGAGTAGAGTTTACCAAACGTTTTTCTTGGTTTCTAATTTGTAAGGTTTTTCGTGTTTTTCCTGTATCATTCTCTGCAGGATCAATTATTTCTAAATAAATTACTTCATATACAGTATCGTTTGTACCTGGAGTTTTTGCAATAGCAGATTTTAATTCACCAAATCTAAACTTTTTTCTTTTATGATGTTTACTCATTGCAGACATGTAATATTGTGCTTGTTTAGTTTCAATGCCTGCATATACTAACATTTTCATATCTTTTTGAATTCCAAAATTAGGATCATTAGGTCTATAAATTAAACTGTTTTCAAATATGTTATTATTGCTGGTTATTAGTTCTAATGCAGATCTTTTTTCTAATTTTAAAAAAGGTTTTATATATACATTGCTGTAAAGTTTATCATCTGGGTCTGTTACTTTTAAACTAAATTCTCTTGTAATTGCACTATATCCAAAATGATCTTGTACTCTAACTGTAAATTTAAATTGTCTATCAATAAAGGTTGTGTTACCATCTAATTTAAAATTGTTATTATCAAAAATTGTAAGACCAGGAGCAGTTGCAGTGCCAAAGCTATTAATTTTTCCTATTATTTGTCCATCGTATCCCAAATTCAACCCTGGCGGTAAACTGCCACTTACAAGTGTATATAATAAATTGGCATTTGGTACAGTGCTTGTAGCTTGTATACTCAATGTACTGATATAATTACTATCAATAGTGCCCATATCACTTGTTGTTGTCCAATTTAATACACTATCTATTTCTCCTAGCATTTTTACAGTGAATGTTTTGTCTTTAAAACTTTCTTCTGCTGTACCTGGAGTTTGTCTTCTTGCCCTAACAGTGAATTTATATTCTTTTGTCACCGCTGGTTGATACGGAACCAACCCAGCAATTTCTCCCGTTGAAGGGTCTAATGATAAACCTGGCGGTAAAGTTGTAGCAGAACCATCGTCATTTAAAGATTGTAATGAATAATCAATTACACCAGTTAAGCTGTTAGGATCTATCACATCTAAAAATAATGTGACGTAATTGTTTGCTCTTCTAAATCCAAAATTTGCCGGTGTTAACCAAATTGGAACTCTTACGTTACTGTTGTCTGCTGTAAAGACTCCATTAGCAACTTTCATTATTGTGTTATCTGCACGTAAAAAATCATCTCCTACAACATAAATCCTAAAAGTTCTTTTTGATATGCTGTCACCGTCACTAACAGATACTCTGAATTCATAAAATCTATTAAGTTTCTTTGGGCTTCTAGATGGAGTAGAGGTGTCGTAAATAACTGTGTCATAAAAGAAACTGTCAAAGCCATTGTCTGGCCTAACACCAAAATCAAAAGGAAACTTTCCGAAGTTGTTACTATCAAAATGACCGCTAGATGATCCAGCTTCAAGAGCAAGTATAGGTTCTACAATACCAACTAGTCTTCCATCGGTTGTAAGCTGAATTCCTGGAGGTAATTCTCCATCACCGGCTTGTATATAATATTCTATATTATCTCCTGCTATTGTATCAGGGTCACTAGCAATTAATTGGAAATCTAAAGGAGCACTGTCTATTATATAATAACTATTATTAGGTCCAACCGGTAACAAATCTTCAGGAGTTGTCCATACTGGAGCATCAGCACCTGTAACTATAATTGTATATGTCCTATCATCTATTACACCATACTGTTCAGCTCTGACAACAAAAGTATAAGATGTATTAGTTTTAACTTCAAACGGAGTACCTTCTAAAGTAGCACCATTTAAACGTAGCCCATTTGGAATAGTACCTGAGATAACCTTTACAGACATATTGTTACTTGTCAAAGGCAAGTAAGTTGAATCAATAGGTAAGGCGTAAGTAGTTGTAACTCTTTCTTCTAGTGTGGTTAATACAGTTCCAGATTTAGTAGTCCAAAAGTTGGCCATAATATCTCCTTATACTGTATTTATTAGGAAATAAACTGACCGCCATCTACAGTAATATCCAATGGCGATGCAAAAGACCCAAAATCAAAATCCTGTGTAAGGATAATAAAATCAAGGACACTATCTGCTGTTTGGGCAATAGTTCCTAAGTCAAAATCAACAAGTGTTTTGCTGATGTTCCTAATATCAATTCCGTATACTAAACCTTCTAAACTACCATTTATATTAGTAGCGGTCAAGGTGTTTACGTTTGAAATATTATTGTTGTTGGCATTAAGATTACCGCCTAGTGTAGGTGCAGTATCTGTAGCGACTAACCCAGTACCAACTACGTCAATAAAAAGGTCATCTGAAGTTACTCTTGTTTCTACAGCGTTTCCGCCTTGAATTCTTAATGTTTGATTTCCTGCAGGTAATACTTTACTTCCACTATCTGATACAACAATTAATTGGTCCAATCCTGCTTGTGTGCCGGTAATTGTAATGGCATTTCCGCCTGAACTGATGCTAATTCCACTCCCTGCTGATATGCTTTTAAATTGTAATGTGTTGTCTGAACGTTGAGCAAATATTCCAGTCCCAGTTCCTAAGTTTGCACCTTCAGTTGTCGTGTTGACTATATTGGTGTTTAATTCAGTAAAATTGTTGTTTACTTTTATAAATGCTTCACGAAGATCATCACCTGTACCGTCGTTTGCAATATTACCTATATTAATTGTTTGAATAGCCATTTTTATCTCCGTTTATACAAAACTCACTAGTGAAGCACGTTTCCAACCTGCAGTGGTTTTTACATAAATGTGTGAACTTGTGTGCCTTATTTCGCCCAAAGCTCCAGTATCAAGTGTTCCTGTAGGTGTTGCTCCTGGTGTTGCTACAATAGTACCGTATAGTGTTTGACTATGTGCATCTAACATTTGAGTACTATCTTCAGCATATACAGATCCAGTAATACTGTTAGCAACCACTGTAGTTGTTTCTACCTTACCTGTAATTTTACCGTTTACACTATCTACAAGTAATGCTGAATCATCACCAAAAACTGAACCAGTTATGTCTATATTTGAGATGTTAATAGTATTTCCGTTTGAAATTGTTACTTGACCGTTGCTATAACTTAAAGTTTGGCTATCTGTTGCTGATGTAATATATCCTGCATCATTGTTTAATAAACTTACATTCATTCCTGCCTGTAAAGCATTATCCGCAAGTGTTCCTTGAGACGAAGATGCAAAACTTAAGGTTGCAGGTTCGTATCTACCTAAACTTGAATTATATAATAATGCCTGTCCATTAGCAGGTGCAGTTGAACCAACATTATCCAAACTTTCAAGTGTTGTTTTAATTGTAGGTTTATCAGTTAAATCTGTGTATGATCCACTAAATGGAGTAGGTGTGTTAGACAAATCTGTATAACTACCAGTAAATGCAACAGTGTTTAAACTTTGCCCATTTACAGTAAAAGCAGATGTATCAACAACCATTGAATTAGCAGTTATAGTACCACTTGCAGTTACAGCAACAACATTTACTATATTATTACCACTTAAATTTAAATTATCACCTGACGGTAATTCTTTTATTTTATTATCATCTGTTGTGTCTACTACTAATGGGTATCTTGTCGCCATATCTTTTTCCTATTTGTAATATTTATCTGTCGCATCATAGAGCCGCTATTCTAAGTTTAAAAGCCGCAAAATCAGCACTTGCCGCTACTTCTGCCTTTAAAACACTTAATTTTACATAACCTGGTATATTTCCATTTACTGCATCTACTAGCACTGTTGAATCATCTGCAAATACACTGCCGGTTAAGTCGCCATCAAATTTTCCTGAAAATGTTGAACTAGAACTGTCAAAAACTTTTGTACTATCGTCAGCAAAAATATCACCTTGAACATCTTTAATTTGCAAACTACCACCGTCTACTGTTATGTTTCCTGCGGCATCTGACTGCAATCTAGTCCCACCTATATATATAAAATCTCTTACATATAAATCACTCCATTGTTTAGTTGCTGATCCTAATGCAAACCCCCCGTCTGTGGTTGGAATCATATTAGAGCCAATACTGTCTAAGTCTAATGTAGTAGAAGCATACAGTTCATTAAAGTTTTGATTAATTTTATCAAAAGCTGTTCTTAAAGGATCGCCATCTCCTTTATTAATACTTGTACCAATGTTTACTAGTTGTTTAGCCATTACACTCTCCCTACTACGACTTCAACAATACCTCTGTCGTCATCGTCTTTAGTACCAACTGCTTTACCAATCACTGTACCTACTACAGGATCGTTTTGAACTATACCATAGCCTTCAATTGCACTGGAAACAATTATGTCTCCTTTTTCAACTTTTCCTAACACTTTACAAGGCACTCGTCCTTGTAAAGCAATAGCTACTGCATGTTCTCCTTGCAGTTCACTATTCATTAAGTATGCAGGATCAGTTGTAACAACACCTGCTACTTTTCTATCACCTTTATATTTTGTTACAGTAACTTCTTGTTCTCCACCAAACACTAAAACTGTACCTGGTTCATACTCTGCATCTGCAAGATATTTCTCAGCCAAGTCAGCGTATTGTGCTGAAGTTGCTGTTCCCTCAAACACAGCGGCATAAACAGTATTCCATTTCCTATCTGTATGACCTATGTTTCTATTATTCGCGGTAGCGTCAGGTTCAAAATTAGAATCAACTCTTGAGTTAAATGTTACAGTATCAGCACTTGCATCATTTCCTATATCCGTATTTCCGGTGACACTAAAACCATCATTTACAACAACATTTCCAGTGCCATTTGCTTGTAAAGTTAAATTAGAATCTGCCGCAAAACTTGTTAATGAATTTGCATATAATCCGCCAGTTGAGACTTCTATACCTGTAGCATCTGATACTGTTAATTTGCCTGTTACTGTCGCAGTATCATTAATATTTACAGTTCCAGTGCCATTAGCACTTAAAGTTAAGTTTGTATCTGCTGTTAAACTGCTAATAGTGTCTGTTTGTAGCCCAGTTGTGTTTATTCTTGCTTGAGCCGCTCCGTTTGCAAATACAACAACAGTGTTTGCGGAACTTTCTGCAAAACCAGTATCAGCACCTAATACTATTCCTGTACTGTTCGTTCCGCCATTAGCTCCTTCGTCAATGGCTTCAATAGCTTTTGAGTAAACCCAGTTTGTAGCTACAAATCCTTTTCCTGCTCTACCCTTAACGGTTGTGCTAGGTGCACCACTATTAGTTTGTGCGTTACTTTCAGCAGTTACTAATAGATTTGGTGTATTAGTTTGTGTATCGGCATATGGTTTACCAACATTTATTAGTCCTGGAATATCTACATTAAGTGAATTTGTTGATGTACCCGCCGCTTCAAGCACAGTTGCTTGTCCTGGTGTTTTTACTTGTAAAGTAGTACCATTCAAAGAAAGCACTTCGTAAGTGTCATTACCACCTAATATAATTGCCTCTGCTTGTAAAGCACCTGCCGCAACTCCTGTACTTGCAGTTTTTCTCAAAGCAACAGTGTCTGCACCTGAACTATCTGACAATTTTTTATTTGTGTAGCTACCTGCACCATCTCTTAACAATACATCTATTGTACCACCTGTGGTGTTATAGGTGCTAAAGTCACCATCAGCAAGTCCGCCACCTTCAGTAATAATAGTTGAAAATGCTACAGCACTTACAGCACCCGCATTTGCGGCACTTCTACCTAGAACTGTATCAGTTGCAATATGTTGTAATTTTGCAGGATCAATACCGTCAGTTGTTGATGTTGCTGTTTGTAATTCTATCCAACCATTTGTAGCGTCAAATTCACTTGCTTTGAAACTAGCAAGGCCTAAATCAGATTGTGATATACCTGTAGCGTTTGCTCTAGTGCTAGCCGCAGTCATTGCTAATTTACTTTGGGCTATTGCGGCACTTGCATTTACGTCAGCATTTACAAGTGATCCTGGCTCATATTGTAGATTTATTTCTGTATTACTGCTTGTTCTTGTTACGGTAATATTAACATCACTACCAGAAGCTTCAGAAGCATGTGTATATTCATCAAATGGTCCAGACACGTTATTTACTAATGCGTTACTAATTGCGTTTGCAGTTGCAGTACCATTTGTATAAGATGCATCATTGTCAGGATCAAAAGTTCCTGTTACAGGTGTATAAACAATTCTTCTTTTACTATTTCCAAATTGCTCGTCATTTACAGTTGTAACTTGTACAATAGTACCTGACGCACTTCCGCCGTTATTTTCTAAATTATTTCCTGCTACAAAAGTTCCGCCTGTTTCTGCATCTGTTATAATAATTTTATTACCAGTAGCAACCATTATCTCATTAGTACCCGGTGTTTCTTCTGAGAAGTCTCTCATTTTTCCTAAAGTACTAAATGCTTCGGCATTACCATCTACATAATTTTTGTTTGTAACATCTGTACCGCTTGAAGGTAATCCTACGTTAGTAATATTATTACTGTTAAGATTTAAATTACCTTCCATTGGGCTTAAACCGTTTAGAGGTAAAAAGCCTGGTCCTATTCTATTTGATGTTCCTGGTATTTGAGCACCGGATTTAACATTGAAACCTAATGCCCTGTTAATAAAATTTCCTACAGCTCTTTCTGTTGGTACAGCTTGTCCTGATTCATCTGAAAAAGCATCGTCTGCACTAAATTCATTAATAGTGACACCTTTCTTAAATCCTAAACTGTTTGCATTTGAAAGTCCAATTTCACCTGCAAAAGTAATGTCACCTGTTGATTGATCAACACTAAAGAATTTACCAACTCTAAAGAATCCGTCTTGGTCTGTACTTACAAAGAACACTCTACCTTTTCTACGTTCCCAAACTTGTGAATTACTTGCACTGTCTGCATCAGTATAAAAGTCTGCAAGAGCATTGACTGGATCACCTAGGATAACATTTGGGTAGTTTGAATCATTAAATGATCCAGTACCTATCTGTGTAAAGTCGTGTCCTGTTGCTCTTAACAATGATATAGCAACAGTGATTTCTGCTGTAGAACCTCCTATTAAACCTGCTTCTAATCTTTGAACAGTTCCAGTAGTTGGAATAGCCGTTGCTAATCCCGAACCAGATACTCCACTTATGTTTACATTTGGAGAATCGTCAAAATCTATAAATGCAAATTCAGCTGTTGTAACAGTTGTAGGTGTTCCTAAATTTGTATTTGCACCAGAAGGATCTAATATTATATCAGCAGTAGTTGTAAATGCACCTGTTGCATTTATTACCTGTAATTCTGCTTGTCCTGAAATAGTATTTTTTACAGTAGCAGTAACAGTGGTAGCACCAACTGTTTGCTGAACTGTTTGACCTGCGGTTGCTGTTTTACCTGCTCCAAAGTCTATTACATCAACTTCGTCATAGTTTGTTATTTGATGAACTTTTCCATCCCATAGGAATATCATTCCTCCACCGTAGCCGCCATCTCCTGGTTGCTTACCTGCTTGTGTCGAACTATCTCTTGTTAATCTTAGAGCTTGTGTAAATTGACTAGTACCTCCTGATGTTACTTTATTAATTGCTAGTCTTGTATCACCTGAATTAGCACCATACTTACCTGAACCAGCATTGTTATTTTCAGACATCCTTGCTGGTAATGGAGACAAATCAATAAAGTTGTATCCTTGCTCAAATGTTGTTAAAACTTGGTTTGCAGGTAATGCTTGACTTAAACTGTCACTTGTTGCAAAACTTGTACTTCTATAGGTTGTAGTATCGCTTTCATCAAAGTTAATAGCAGTACTTGGTCTAGTAACCAATGATGGCGGATCAGTTACTCCGCTGAACACATGGTTAAAGTTATTCCTAAATGCAATATCAGTGTTATCAGTTACAGTTGCCTGGAGTGTACCAAAGAAATCATCTTTTTGCACATCATCTGCTACTAGTTCTAATCTGTAGATGTTAAACATTTCAGAAGTAACTGCACCGGCAGTATTTGTAGGTCCACTACTACCATACACTGTACCTACAGTAAATGTCAAATCATTGGTAGGTGTTGCACCACCTATAAGATCGCCTGCAACCTTAAAAGTATCGCTTCCTGCGTATCCTGTTCCACATTTTATTATAGTTGCAGTTGCACTTGAACCGCCTGATTGAACAGTTACTGAAACAGTTAAACCTGTTCCAGAACCACTAACATTTGTTGTTGTTAATCCATTTGCATCTTGTCCGAAAGTGGTTGTTGATCCTAAGTTAGGTATTGTGCCAGAAGCATATGTTGCGGTTTTTACACCTGTTCTAAGTATGTCTCCGCTTTCACCTACAACACCGTCATTGTCTGTATCAGAAAGGTTAGTCACTGCACTCACTTTATATCTTAATATTCCTGTTGCACCGCCATGATCGATTGTAAATTCACTTTGTGATGTTGGCGGAGTTGCAAAGTTGTACACTGTTATGCTAGGATCTAAATTAGCATTTGTCAATGCAGAATCTGTGTATGCCTTAATAGGTTGCATCATGTTATGTGTAAGTGTAGTTTGATCCGGAATCTCATTTGGATCAGCACCTTCTGCAATTAATCCAAAATTACCATAACCATTTGAACAATTTAATGCTCTAATTTCAGATCCATTATTTGCATACATAGCTGTTTGACAGTAGTAAGTAAATGTTGATACTTGCTCTGAGAAAGCCGCATTGTTTGCAATCAATCCGTATCCTAAATCGTTAATTTGTGTAAAGTCATTTGCCAGCATAGATCTGTTACCAGCTGTTTGTAGGAAAATATCTCTTTCTACAGTAGCAGATGTAAATTGGGATTCATCATAACCTACACTGTCATTTGAACCTGCATCTAAAAATAAAGTTGCTGTTCCTTGGCCCCCGTCATAGTTTGCAATAGCATTTACCTGATAACGTCTACCTTCTACATAGAATGGACATGGTAATTGAGGTGGTCTAAGTCTAAGTCCTTGACCAACTGGACTTTGTACATTAATTTGGAAATTTCCATTTTTACTTAAAATCCGTGTTGGTAAGTTACCAACATAGGCATCTACATACATACCTCCAGAAAACGTTTTCTTGTTAATACTTTTACTGAAACTTGATGCAGTTTGAATGTACGGAGATTTAACTAGTACCTGTCCCTCAGGATCAAGCACACACATAAACCCTCCGTGTCCTCTAACTGTTACATTTCTAATAATAGTTTGGTCGCCCATTAGGAATACATCCATTTGGTCGTTTCTTAAAGGTGGATTATAATCAACATTGAATACAAAAGTTATTTTGTCGATTAAACTTCCAACTATTGTAGATGTACCTGCTTCACCCGAACCTAATGTAAGGTCTGGTGTTTCTATGACACCACCTGCGGTGTATGTACCTCCAAAAGTCACTGCATTGGTTGTAGCACTGAAAAAGGTATGATCATATTGTGCCGCTCCTGGTGACGCACCAACATTTACTGTAATAGTATTTGCTCCTACAGCCGTGATTGGTACTTGTTCACCATAAACAGGATCTGATATTCTTACAGCACCTGCTGTCGCACTAACAAAACTATGTGTACTTGTATCTGAACTTACTCCTACATTTACTGTAATCGATTCTGGTGTATGAGCTGAAATAGTTAGTTTTGTGTTATATGCAGGATCTGTTACTCTTGGATATGTATGAAGAGTTGAATTACCATCTGTTGCACACGTGAATGTAAAACTGTTTGGAACCAGTGTAATTTTCTCACCATTTTCTAAAGGATGAGCTTTGTTTATGCTGTTTGCTGTAGCACTTACAAATGTATGAGCATATTGTGTGCCTACAGCTGATGGTCCTACATTAACTGTGATTGTTGTTGAGGTAATTTCATTAACAGTTAGTGCTTTTCCTGAAGCAGGATCACTAGGTCTTGGATATTGATGTTGTGACACATTACCGTCTTGGGTACATGTAAAAGTAATTGAACTATCATCTATCACAACGTAATCATTGACTTGGAAGTTATGAGTGCCTAGTACAAGTGTCATTCTACCTGTGCTAGGATCGTATGAAGTACCACCTAAGGCTGTGTATTCATCTTTTGCAAGTAACTGTATTACTAAATCACCAGTATTTGGGTTATAAGCTGTGTCTCCAACTACAGGAGTAAAAGTTCTTAATCTTGGGTGTGACAGTCTTCTTATGTTTTGATCTGATGCACAAGTAAATGTTAAACTATTTGCATCAAATTTTACTGTCTGTCCTACTTTTAAATTATGTGTGCCTATGTTTAATACCATATCACCTGTACTTGCATTATAGTTGGTGACATCTTTAAACAAGGTTACTGCATTTGTAGTTGCAGATTCAAAAGTGTGTACGTATTGATTACCTATTAAGGAAGGACCGACATTTACAGTATAAGTGTTTGCAGTAGTGGCTGATACTTTGAGTGGTCTACCTGCCGCTGGATCTGTAGATCTAGGATAGGCATGAGTAGTTGCATTGCTATCTAAGTCACATCTAAAAGTAATACCACCTGTTGCAATAGTAATTAAATCATTGACAGCAACATTGTGTCCGTTGTTTGTTATTTCAAGTAATCCACTCGCAGGATTGTAAGTTGCATCTGTAGGAGTATACTGGGCATTCTGTGTACCTGCTGTAGGTGTGAATTGGCTTATAGCATCTGTATATGTAGGAGCAGTTGCACTTAACAAACTGTTACAAAGTTGACTAATGTTTTGTATTGCGGCTTCTGTTGCAGTTTCTTGGGTTGAGTCGCCTAACTGTGTTAAAAAGTCTGTGTAACCTAGTTCATGGTATGATCCTTGTGTTTCTAGTGTTCTTTGTTCTCCACCTGCTTTTAAGTCAAATACAATACTATCAATTATAAGCCTAGTATCTCTTCTACATTTTTCCACATCATAAACTAGATCTGGAAATCTTGCAGTGATAAATTGTATTGTTTCAGCTACAATATAATCTTTATTAGCTTCGATAATCGCGGCCGCAGTATTGTAATTACCTGCATTTGTTACCGTACCACCTAAGTTAATAGGATATTCTGGTCTATACAAATAGTGATATCCAAACTTACCTTGATCAATACCTTCTTGGTTAAGGAATGGAGTTCCTCCCCTTGCAACAGTCATTCCGTCAAATTCGTTATCTCTATAGAAATAAGTCTGTGCCCATTTACTTTGTGAAACTCTAGGAGCTCTACTATCAGTTTCTGATTTTGGTTTTATTATAACACGTCTAAATTCATCACCTTTGAGTGAAGTATTTGCAGGAAGTTTGATAGGATAGTCTTCTTCATATATTCCTGATTCAACTCTAATAGTTACTTGTTTATCAGTAACAATATTACCGTATTCTAGATCTTCTTCTGGTTCAAAGTCTTTAGCACTTAATAAATGAACTTGGAACACAGTTGGATTAGGTTCGACAACACCTTCAAAAGTGTCTTGTCCTGCCTCTGCGGTAACATTGTTTGTAAAACTTACAATCTGTCCTATAGCTTCTGATCTTTTACCTCTAATAACTTTACCAGGTAATGCGTCTGTGTTATTTGGATCAGTTTGATCTACATAGCTAGAAGAACCATTTGTAACAACGATTTTATATGTACTTCCATAAACAACACTTGGTCCTGCATCAATACCATCTGATACAATAGTTTTTACAGTTTCAAATTTGTCACCAATAGCTGTAACAGCATTGACATTAGCATCACTATCTTTTGTTAAACGTCCACCATCTGTGAATAATACTGCTCCTGTTGAAGAGCTTATAAAAGTATGCACACTGGTATTGCTTGATACTCCAACATTGACTGTTATAGTTGTAGGAGTTCTTGCTAAAATTTCTAATTGTGATCCTGATGCTGGATCTCCTGACCTTGGATATGTATGGGTAGTTGCATCGTTATCTGTAGCACAAGTGAATGTCAAACTATTGTCTTGAATAGTAATTACCTGCCCAACTTGAAGTTGATGGGATCCAATGTTTAATGTAATTAATCCAGATGATGGGTTATATACTGTTCCTGTGGTAGGAGTAAATTGTGTAACACTGGTTGAATATGTTCCAAACGCAGACCCATCTAATGCATTTTGTGTTATAAATCCGCCCGTAGATGTAGCAGAAGTACCAAATGTTGCAAAAGATGCTGATGCAAAAGAACTACCAGCAACGGCTGTACTTAAACCTATATCTGAATATAAATCTATTGTTGTATCATTTATTTTTTTTGCGTAAAATTGTGTTTGATTAGGTTCTGTAATCGAACTTAATTGTGTTATAGAGATTAAATTAGTATCTACTAAACCGTGATTACTTGTGGTTACTACTCTAATAGGAGTTGTTAAAGCTACTGTTGAAATAGCTGTATTACTAAATTCTGCAGAATACAAGTCTATTACTTTATCACTAATACGTCTTGCTTTGTAAGTGTTATTGTTAAGTTGTGTCATTCCGTTGACACCACTAATTGTTACGTCTTCGTTATCATTTACAAAGTGATCAGTAGTAGTTGTTATCCTTACTGGTACAGTTTTAGTTGCATTATTAATAAATTTTAAACCGTTATCAAAATATTGGTCTTCATCTTTTTGATATCTTAAACCTACTAGTCCGCCAGTTGTATAGCCTGTAAAAGCACTTGTATCTAAAGGAATAGTCAAATTAGCATCTGTGTATAGTTCAAAGGTATCAACACTTATCACTTTGATATAGGCTTTTGTACCTTCTATTTCTGTCATTCCGCCTATGTTCTTGAATAATACAATATTTTTATTTGACCAACCATGATTACCTGATGTAGTAACCCTACCAATTGCTGATCTTGTAATGTCGCTAATTGTCTGTTGTTGTAATAGGTCGTTAGTTAGAATTTTAGTTACAAGTTCTTTATGAAAATTTAAACTTGCTATTGTTTCTGTTTTTTGCACAGTAACAGCAATTCTACCACTAACACTTGAAAAATATCTTTCAGCCGCCTGTCTAGTCAAATAGTTTGCATTCAAACCTCTGTTGATGTCTAACGCTATAGCATCTAAAATTAATCCTGTATCTCTTTCACATAATGCTTCATCGTATGAAAAATTAGGAAATGTGTATGCTATAAATCCTAATGTTTCTTTTTGAACAAATTTTCTGTTTCTTTCTATAAGCAATCTTGCTTGTTCGAAAACTGGAACATCTACATCTGCGGCCATCACTCTTGCATTTTTACTCTTACTGGTATGAGTAAGTGTTTGCATGTACGAGCCTGGTGCTTTCTGTGCAGAACGTATTAAAATATCAGCTCGTTGTGCCGCGGCGTTTATTGTCTTAAAAGCATATGTAAATGATGTACCTTCTTTTCCTGGCGGTACGCCTTTCATAGAGTCATCGCCCTTTGAACTTACAAAAAGCACCTCAGGTGAACTGTATGCTGTATTGTCAACGTAAAATTTTGTTGCGGCTTGTAAATCTTCAGGACCGTTAGGAGCACCTTGTCCAGAAAGTTCTCCTGGATGGTCATTAAGAAATAAACTGCCAGTCATACTATCGCCTTGTCTACGCACAATACTCTGTCTTGGCATACCTACATCATCTAGAAAATTTCCTGCTAGTGCATTATCTAACGAGTCATCTGTGATAGTATGAACATCATCTGCACTAATAGTTCCAGATACATTTATTTTATTTGCTTCTGCATCTGCTTCAATATCTGTAGTAGCATATTGCTTATTCCCTTCAGTATAGAAATACAATCTTGTAGGAGATACAACTCTAACATAATATAAAGTTCCTGATGTAAGTCCAGTTGGATTGGTGTCTTCTACAGTAAAACGCACAGCTAATCCATTTGATCCATTGTCTAATCCGTGCCCTCCTGATTGTAATGTTTGATCTACAGCATAATGATTATCAATTTGGATACTGTTATCTACATAGCCTGTAATTTGCCATGTATAGTGTAATTTGCCAGTAGGCTCGGTAGCTATCCTTAAAGGCAATCCTGAAGTAATATATCTTTGATCAGCATAACCTTTTGTAATTACTAGATCGTCAATTGTGATACCGCTTACACCATCATGTGCCGCATTTACAGCATTTGCCGCAGAAGTGCTGATTCCTACATTGGCTATTCCATAACCTGCCGCATTAACAGGACCACCTAAGGTAGGTGATAAATCATCTGAAACTTTTGTAAAGGAGCTACTAATAATAAGTTTACCTGGCACGGAGTAATTAAAGGCAATAGTATCTACAGCACCTCCGCCTAAAGCAGAGTTACTTGCTAGTTCAGCTAGTTGTAATTGTGTTCCTGAGCTGTTTACAAAAGCTATTGTATTAGGTGTTAACACATCAGGCGTGTCACTTAGTGTGGTAAAATTAATTTGTCCACCAACACCAAATACAGCATATAATTCTGTAAAGTTTTCGTTTACTTTTTTAAACGATTCTCTAATACTATCGCCGGTGCCGTCATTACCCTCAACACCAATGTTTACGTCTTGTTTTGCCATAATTTACTCCATTAAGCAGGTACTTTTAGCTTGTCAAAATCAAAATTTACACTTACTCCGCAACCACAAGAACTTTTAGCATTTGGATTACGTATTTCAAAATTTGATCCAAATATCTGACTCACGTAGTCTAATTCAGTATTGAATAAAAACATAATACTTTGTTTTCCAATTACTAAATTTCCTGTTCCTGTATTAATTAATTCATCTCCTGGTTCGGATTCTTCCACAAATCCCCAGTCATATTCAAATCCGGCACATCCTCCGCCTTTTAAATTTAAACTAACTGCAAAGGCATTTTTTTCTGCACACAGCTCATTAATTTTAGCTTTTGCTTTGTCTGTAAGTGTAACTATTGACATTTAAACCCCTATCTTAATGTATTTATATAGATTTTTTATAATCTTAATGTAAATATAATTATGTTCATAAAAGAATTTGAAGAGAAAACTAGGCACTTACGTAAGTCTAAAAATGGTAAACAACATGCGTACTATAGACATAAAACAGTTGTACTATTGAGATGTGATAATTGTGATAGGATTTTTCAAAGACCAAGGGGTAACATGAATCCCACTAGGATTAGCAATAATTTCTTTCATGTGTGCGATAGTTGTGATTCTAAATCTTTTGCTCAACGTAAAGGCGTTGAGAGGAAGCAAATATGGGATCTACCTGCTTCCTCTGATTTAGATATAAGTAAAATTTAACCTTTTTTCCAAATAGTCCATGCTCCGTATGCAATAGCAATTCCTGCCGCTATTTTTGCAAGTGGAGAAAGGAACAACACTAAAAGTCCAAGGATTATCAAAACTGCTCCGTCCCAAGTAGTCCTTTCACTTTTTCTTTGGTCTATCCATTTTTTAATCATCATTTACTCCCTATGTAACCTGCAATTACACCTATCATGCCTGTAAGCGACATTTTCATTAGTGTAATTACACTTTCGTCTACTGGCCTATTTTCTTGTAATGCTACATAATAGTCGCCAATAATTATAACTCCTAATAATACTAATACTCCAAAAGTAAGTATGATTATTACTAGATCTTTTAAGTTCTTTATCATTATACCCAACCTTCTAGGTTAGGATTTACGTCTTGGTTCTTAGGAGTAGACTTTACTTCCCAACCCCATTTTAATTTAAAACATTTAAAAATTTTCATTTGCCCTCCTTTATTACTATTACTCCACAAGCTAATCTATCACCTGCATTGCCTGTTTTTAAAGATTCTTCATCACCGCCTTTTCCTAAATCGTCTTCGTCGGCATGAACTACAATAGCTCTGCCTACTACACTTCGGTCGCCTATTAAGTCTACTCTTTTTGCAATTATTTCAACTTTGGCCGTACCGGAAGTATCTGCTTCAATATTTCCCAAATCGCCAACATGACCTTTTTCAAGATCTCCATGATCGACTCCGTCAGGATTATAGTGAGCTCCAGCTGATTCGCACCCATTGCTTAAATCTCCAAATTCGTGTATATGAAATCCGTGTAATCCTGGCTCTAAGCCTGTTACTTGTCCTACTATCATTGTAGGACCTCCAGATTTTTGTTTAAATAAAAATTTTCCTTTGACTTTGTCCGAATGCACTAATACTGAAGTTGCAGTTACAACTTGTTCTGTATCTTCTTTCAAAGATATATTTTCGCAATAACAGGTGTTTGCTTTAGTTCTAGTACAATTTGGTAAGTCTGATAAACGCATATAGTATTTATATAACAAACAATTGGACGAAAGCCCAAGTGTTCATTATAGCAAACCATGCGACTAGGAGTATTGCACTACTTCGTCTTATATATGTGCTAACCATTGCGAGTATACTCCCTACTAGGTATAGTGGTACAAATATTTTTGTTGCGGGGTCTAATATTGTAAAACTTAGTATTGCACTTCCTGTGACTAACAACAAGGTTTCAAATACTTCACAGTAAAAAGCTAATTTACTTTTTTGATAACTTTCTTTAAAATAATCAATTATTTTGTTGATAGTATTCATATAATTTTTCACTTGCAAGATTCTTTGCTTTGCTTTCAACCATAATATCAGCATGTTCCCAAAAACTCATAGCCCAATCATTTACCGCAGTATTCCACATGTAATCTGAATGTGCTCTCAGTTTTTGTTTTTTGTACCCGCCAACTAGTAATGCTTCCATGTTAGGTTTTTTAGATGCAGTATGTCCATCAAGATAATCTTCACGTGAAACTGAATAATGTATTACGGGCCGAACACCACGCCAACTGTCTACTATGCGAGAAAATCTATCGTCGGTGGGCGAGATATATTCACCTGTTTTGACCCAGTGATGGTGTATGTCAAGGACCAATGCGAGCTTGTGTCCGAGTTGAAGACTTGCTTCGATGCCCCACGAGTTTTCGTCATTTTCGATTGTGATCGTTTTTCTCGCTTCTTCAGAAAGTCTTGGGTAGACGTCGAGGATGCCTGCTGGACCTTTCCTGCCGGAGATGTGTACATTGATCTTAAAATCTTGGAATTGTTTGCCGTATCCAAGCCACCTTGCGATATCCACATGATATTCAAACTCCTCTATACTTCTATTTACTATATCGTCACTATCACTAGCAAGGACAGTGAACTGACCAGGATGCATACTAAGGCGTACATCGAGATTACGAGCCAACTTGCCGACTGGAGCGAAAGCCCGTTCACAGTAATTGCGTACATCAGGTAAGTGCCAGTAGTAAGACCAAGTAGGCTCAGTATAAACAGGCAATACATCAGAACCGAGTCTAACCATACGTAATTCATTTTTTAATCCTCCAACATAATTGATTAAGTTTTTATATGATTCAATGTTATGAACCATTATGTCCCATAGACGTTGCTCTGCAACTTCTTTAGTTTGTCTATTAAGCCAAGCAACGGTTGTGCTACGAGTATTTAGCGGTCGCTGAATTTCTTCTAGCAGTTTCTTTTTCTGCGTTTGATCATGATGCATGAATTTACATGCAAAACCTATACGTTTCATTTTATTAGATCAACCTTTTTCTTTTCACATTGTGAAACATAATATCCAAACCAATGTTTGCCATATTGATTGTTTATTTCTTTGTAAAACTTAGGCTTTTCATGAACATTTGCAATATAAAAATGTTCTGGATCTTTTTCTGCACAATAAAATATAAGAAAGCAAGGACATTTATATTTTTCCGCAAAATATCTATAATCTAAATGTTTTTCATCAGTGCTGAAAAAAGGCTCATGTCCTCTTACATTGTAGATTGCGTTTTTGTTTTTAGAATCAAACAATGCTACAACCTTTTTACCTTTTACTACGATATGATCTGGAATTGCTTTTTTATCTATTCTGTATGATGGAGGTGCTTTTATATTACATCCAGGATATATTTTTTTTATTAGTTTTAATGCATCACCTTTTTCTAGTTTGTCACCAAATTGGACAGATTTTTCAAAGGTCATTTTAGTAGTGTGTTTCATTTTATTAATATACTATATTTTGTGCCAGTTGTCAATGATAAATGGGTCTTCGCATCTATGCGGGTTTGGATCTCCATGAAATGCTATAATTGAACAGGCTGGAGGTGCTCCACAGTTTTCTATTTTATCAAAAACTCTATTACCTTTTGTTCCTCCTACTTTAAACCTCTTGTCTTGCCTGATTTCCCATTTCCAACTCAGACACCAGCTGTCTGGCCATAATGTTGCTTGGCCTCTAGTTTTTTCAAAAAGATAATCTTGATCACCAAATAATCTTCTAGTTATTACATCTGGATTTCTTTTAAATTCTTCCCATACATCATCCAATTGACCTTTTTTAAATCTAACCAAACTGCTATTATATTTTTCCCATTTAGGCCTCATTGCTCTTGTAAAGTCTCTCAACACACAATAACGATTAGCCTCATAAGTAAAAAACTTATCTATATTATCTACAATAACCATGTCTAGGTCAATATAAAGAACAGTGCCTTCAATAGGTAAGTCTTTAGAATAAATGTAAGGTTTGTACCACCAGCCTTCAACATTCATAATAGGCAAAGGTATTACGTTTATTTCTTTTTCTAAACCGTCTGCATTTTCAGTTAAACAATAAAAATTAAATGGCAAGGTACAATGTTTACTAACCATCTTGTACATTTTATTGACATACTCAGGCCCGTATTTTTTACCGTGTTTTAAAACAAGAATATTATTTGCAAACGGGCCTTTGTCATTTAAATTTTTTTGATATTGCTTTGCAAGTTTTTTATTACGTTTTTCTTGTAATAAAATTTTTATTTGGGTTTTGGTTAGGTTTGTTTTGTCTAACTTTGCCATTGATCATTTTTACCCCTGGCTAATTTTTTGCCACGTAAAGGGAGTAAAAATTGCACTGTTAGCTCCGTGCTCCATGCATTCAACTGATTCACACCAACAACGTCCGTCGGACATTTCATTAATTAACCTGTCTGCAAATCGCCAAGCATGTTCTGCAAACTTCTCTGCACCTACACCATCTAACACAACAACACTACAAAGATCTTTAGTTTCTAAAATTCTAAATTCGTTTAAGTGCGGATCATTTGTATCAATTACAGTTTTGTGATCAAATGTATCTTCTAACCATTTCTTCAAAGGCTTCAATCCTCCAAAGTCTACAGCCCAGTTTTTATTGTCTAACTCACTACAACCAAATGTAAACTTAAATGCTAAACTATAACCATGCAATAAATGACAATGGGAATGATCTGCATCAGGTTGTCTAAATACTGCTGATAGGCCTATGTTATGCCCATATGTTTTTGTACTATAGTATGCCATATTTTCTCCTATGCTTTGTAATTATTATATTATAAATTGCTGACATTGTCAAGAAAAACATTACCTAAACGCCATTGATTTGGTAACTTCCATCCACTTTTCTGATAAACAATAAATTTATTTTTTGGAAAACATTCAAAAACCTTACCGATTTGATAAATCCAGTATCTGGGATCAATTGCATCTTTTGTTCCTTCATCATAATGTTGTGTATCTTTATATATATTATTAACACTACCTGTTTCGCTAAAAAGGTCAAAGCCCACTAATCTTAATGTAAATTTAGAATTTGTACTGATATTTGCCCCCAACAATACTGCATAAGGTCCACTCCCCCATTGAAATGGTTGATCCATTCTGACATCTCCATCATAGGGTATATCCGGCACTGTAGTAACATTGTTGTGTTTTTTAAAAGAGTTTACCCAGTCTTGTCTAGTATAAATTGTTCCGTTGTATTGTAAGTCAACTGCTTCTTGGACCATGCGTCTATCAACACAGATTAAATGATCTACTTTATGATCTCTGCAGATAGCATTGCATCCTATCTTTATACCATCTATGTCCGATAAATTAATTGTTTGACGGCTCTCGCCATTTCCTATTATAAGCATAAAGTATTTAATTACTTTTTATTTTTTGGCAAATCTTTTCTGAGGTCATGAATTTCTTTTGATATTTTTTCGTATCTATCTACATTATCTTTAAACATTTGCATTATCCACTGCATAGTGTCCATAGCCCACCACCACCAAATAATTGCAAATCCACTTACTAATGTTAAGCCTAATACTGCCCATAGTCTATATGGTGTTCCTTCGTCTATCCAATAGAATGATAATGACCCCACAAGATATAATACGGGGATAACTCTGGCACACCATTGCCAAATGTTTATCTGTTTTAATTTTTTCAATCCTGAATTAACCCGAATGCCTTCCAATCACCAGGTGTACCTGAGCGTGTACAAATCCATCCTACGTATCCTGATGGAATAGGATTATCGTTCCAGACAATGTCGCCTTTTATATAACTACCATTGTCAGGAATCCCACTTCCAACTTCGTATTTCTTTCCTTGCATCCTTACAGGCCCTGCTGTAGTGATATCGGCGTCGTCCGCAAAGTTTCTAACGCCTATACCTAATTTGCCATTTATAAATAGATCTTTTTTAATTCCAACATGCCCACTTCTATTTACACTTATTCTAACATTGTTATCTGTAACAATATTCAAATCAGTTGTAGTCCATGTACCTAAATTGAATGTTTTTTCTGAAGTTGAATCTATTATAAATTCGTGATCTATATCTTTAATACTTACTAAACCGTTAGGTTCTGCTGTTCCAATTCCTAGTTTTTGTGCACCACTGTCCCAGAAGATAAATTGATCAATATTCAAATTACCTTCAGTTTCTAAATGCTGGACAACACCTAGTTGTTGTAAGCTACTTTTTATTACTGAAGGGCCTAGTGACGTCAAATTAAGCACAGGCAAATTGTCTACTCTATATGCTTTTTGGCCATGTAAATCTATATCTTCACTTGACCATAAACGGTCGTTGCCTTGCATAAACACAAATTGTCTTGTATGATCTGCACCTGACCAAATAAGTCCTTTACCACCTAAATTACCATTTTCGGCTTTGAATTCTAAAGGTGATGTTCTTTCGTTCCTGACGTCAGCACTAATTTCATCTACTTGTAGTTTTTCCGCTTTAATTTGGCCTTTTACTGTAAGCTCACCTTGAACTGTAAGCGGGTTAATAATCTTACGTGCATATATATTGTCTACAGAAATTCCACCATCGTGTACTTGTAGCACTTGTTTTGTAGACTCATCTTTAATACCAACTGATGCAAAATTAGTGATCATGCCACCATTAATTTTATTACCACTTAATTCTCTGTCTAAAATTTTAGGTTGTGGTGCTGGTTGTTGTTGCAGTTCGCCTACTGCGTCTACAAGTTCGTTTAAACTATTACGGATATTTTTTACATTAATGCTCATGTAAGTATTTATCAGATTACTTTAAGTAGCACGGTATCAGGATTACAACGTCCGTTTAGCTTTGTATCTGTAGTTTTAATATCATCTAAAAATTTTCTCAGCTTGACTTTACCGCAATCTTTAAATTCTTTCAATTGTTGCTCGGGTTTACGTAAAGTTTTTTGAATACTTGTAGTTTCGTCGAAACCTATAATTGAAGTTCCTTTAACACTCAATCCTGTTCCTTCTCTTTGTTGTCCTAGCGGATCAATGTTTTTAGCAATGTATTTGCCTATCTTACGTGTCTTCCTGTTAAATACCCAAAGCTCGTTAGCTTTAACAATATCCTCAGGAGATATACTTGCTACTTTGAATTTTTCATCTGCCTTACAGTATTTTAATTTTTCTACAAGTTTTTGAGCACTCTTAGGCTTAGACTTTCTAGGTTTACGATTAGCTTTAGCACTTGCTATGACAAAGTCTAATGCTACTAATAAATTGTCTATAGCGGAAATATATTTTTTTGTATCAGCTTTAGACAAATGACTGTAACCTTCTTTCAATTGAGCCCACTCGTCTGCTTCTTTTTCTGTCATCTTTTTTAGTTGAGCAGATGTAGGCATCCTCAGCAAATCTTTGAAGTCTTTATGTTCGTTTTCGTAAAAAGTTTTTAGTTTTCTTGCATGTGCTTGAGAAACTCCTTTTTGTTGAAAATGTTTTTTAAAATCAAAACCTTTAGGATCAAACTTATCAGGAGTAAGTGTGAATACTTCCAACCATTCTTCTATAGCTTCACTTTGCACATATGCTTGTTCACGAATTCTTTCTTGTATACTCGGTGGAGGCACAGTTTTTGCTTTCTTTTCAGCTACCTCTTTTCTATCTCGCAACACAACACTGCCAGCATCAATGGCTTCTTTGATACGTTTTTTTAAAAATATACTTACAGGTTGGGTATTGCCCATTGTGCCTGCAAGAGTTTGCCAGTAGTCATCTTCCTTTTGGTTGAAGTCAGGCATACCATCCAGTAACTGCTTTGCAATTATACCTGCGGTAATGCTTAGACAATGTGTCGGAGCCGCTTTAATTTTTGTAATGTCGTCCTTTGTATACCCATTCTCTGCCATCCATTTATATGTGTGGGGGTATAAATCTGCGGCTTTGTAATTAGAGTAATAAAATTCTCTGCTACGGTCTTTATGCCTGTGAAATTCTTCGCCAGTCCATTCTTGCCAACCTTCCCACTTTGGGGCTTGTAGTTTATCTCCACGTTTAATGTGAGGAGTGGCACGATTCTTTTTTCTTTTTGTTACTTTAATAGCCATTTGAAATCCTGTTTATTGTATATTATAAAAATGAAAAAAAGTGATTATCAATTTTGGTATTTATTGTTTCTTGATACATTTTATATCAGACCAGTGAGATTTTTTCTCTTTGCCTTTTACAAAAATAGTAGGCGGGTTGCCATCAATAAATTTTTGTTTGGCAATGCTACAAGTTATGTAACTTCCCATTTGATTTTTTATTGTAATATCAGGCATACCTGCTATTGATAGCACTAATACAAGCCAATACATTATTCCGCTTTCCATCTGTAAACTTCTGGTATACAGAAGTTTCTACCAAACTTACATGTGTTGTCGCTTTTGCAAACTCTTTCATGTTTGCTATTTTCCCAACAATCACTTTTCCACGGGTCTCCATACTTTTGTAGAAATCTGTCCCAGGTATCGTCAATGGTCATCATTGCGGCAATAGGAAGAACCATTGTAAATAAAATAATTGTTAAAAAGGCTAGGCCGAATCCTTTGTTATGATATGGTTCATTTGGATCACTCATGTTCTCCTCCTGGATCATTTTCATCTAATTTTACTTTTTTACCATTTATCCACATGTTTTGTCTGGCCCTTGGATAGCTATGATATCCTTTCTTCAAATCGAAAGGATTTATTCCACGTTTACCTGCTTCAAATGTGCCAACAGTAATAGCAATAGCACCTAGCAATGCCACGTGAGCTATAGCACTTACTCCAAACACAAAAAAACTTCCAATATAAAAACTAAAAACAATACACCACATCCATGCTAATACCTGCATAATCATATGCCTAGCATGTAAGTCTGGAATATGTCGCAACGGATTACGTTCGTAATTCATCACACTATTCCAACAATCATATACCCATTGTCTCATTTAAAAATCTCCATCTAATCCATTAATTGTATATGTTTTACCTTTGTAACCTTCGTCCATTTTTTTAACGTCGGTCATTTTGTCCCCGTCTTTTCTTTCTTTGGGGTTAAATTTTTTCTCCTGCTTCGAAACCTCGGAAGCATTTGAACCTTGGGAACCTGAGACTAAACGTTTCAGCATCCTGAGACTGCGTTCTAGCATCTGCTCTAATTTCTACTAACTGACCAATGAGACTATCACGTTCAGCCCAGTACTCATCACGTTGAGCATCAGTGAAGCCGCTCCCACAGTTAAGGCTATAATTGTATCCATCATCTTCTCCTTGTATTATAATTGCTCCTAGCCTGCCTTCATTACGGCCTGTTCCTTCTTCTACATCTGCAACTTTTAATGTTACTTCAATAAAAGGTTTCGCTTTTAACCAGCTATGTGTTCTTTTACATTCATACGGTGCATTAGTATCTTTTATCATAACACCTTCATAACCACCGTCTACAGCCGCTTTATTAAGCTCTACAAAGCGATCTTGACCTTCAGGAGTGTCTAAGTCTACATCTTCCCAATCAAGTGCTTGTACGTGTTGTAAAACATTTTTATTTTGTTCTACCCATGCCTTTACTGCTTGGCTTCTAAATGATTGTGGCTTGTCCCACATACCTTTTTGAAATTCTGATAATGGACACATATCAAATAAATGTAAGACTGCGTCTTTTGATTGTTTTCCATCTTTTCTGTGTACCTGCTTCATTAAATCTTGAAAGTTAGCACTCATAACTTCTCCGTCCAAGACTAAATCATATGGAGGAGGATTGTCTTTTATAACTTCTTCTATTTCGGCAATGATGTGACCAAAGTTATGAAACTGTTTACCATTACGACTAAACATCTCTACTCTGCTAAACTTACCATGACTAGTATCACCTTGGATTACTGTAATGACTCTTACACCATCTAGTTTAACTTCTACTTGTTTTTTTCCTATCATTTTCTTTTCATGGTTTGCACTATCATGTGCAAGTGGACAAGTAAATACAGGAATAGCATATTGTGGAAATTTCTTAGCAATTTTGTTTACAGTTTTTTCACTTACTCCACAACGTAAATCCTTAATTAAGATCCTTCTATAAAATCCATTCCATTGTTCTGTAGTAGCAACACCCATTGAAAGTTCGATTGCATCACGTGCCGCATGTCCTGTAAGTTCTCTGTTAATAAGTTGGTTTGCTAGTGTTTTAAAATTATTCCAAGATAATCCTTGCCCTGTCAAAACATCGCTTCTTTCAGGTACTTGTTTAACTCCAAAAGTTACAAGTGGATCAAGGGCCATACGTAACCCAACGAAAAATTCGTCCAGTCCTTCTTGCATAGCAGATTCAATTACTGCTTCTTTTGCTAATCTACTGTTGTCTGCTTCTAATTTTGCGATTACTTCTTGTGGTTGTGTTCTCATTTGCCTCTCATGCCTAATTGTTTATAATACTAATATACACTCTAAAAAATCAATTGTCAACTATTTTGGTGGGCCTGATGCGATTCGAACACACGACCTTTGGTTCCGCAAACCAATGCTCTATCCAGCTGAGCTACAGGCCCGTATGTTATATTATTATAATTTGATGCAAATGTCAACTAGTTTGGCATAGTAAATAATGCTTTAACTCCTGATCTATCTTCAGGTTGTTTTCTAGCAAATACTACCCACTTTGGATTGTAATCAAAAGACATGGTACGATAATGCTCATCGCAGTATTCTTTAAAACTTGCACCAGTGGTATACACATCATCAACAATCATAGGAGGACCTACAGTTGCATATTCCGTAAGTGCCATTGCTAATGGTAGTCCACCTCTTGGTATTCCTTCAACTGATCCGAATGATCTAGTTTCATAATCCATAATCATTCGTGCAAGTCCTTTCCAATCATCCGGGGTTAAAGCATCACATTCTATTTTCCAATTGAGGGGTAATCCTGCGTGGCTAATAAAAGATTTTTTTTGAAACAAATTCATTTATCTATCCTTTAATTGGCTCTGGGGGGAGGACTCGAACCTCCACGCTAAATATATTGCAGTACATTCAACCACAGGAGAAACAATCCTGCGTGTCTACCAATTTCACCACCCCAGATCATTTTTATTTGTCTAGTGCGGCAATCATTCTAGTCATGCCAATGCCTCCACCCACTCTTGGGAAGAAGTCAAATTCTAAGAACTTTTCAAGTTCTGCTTCAACTCTATCTTGTCCAAATAATTCAAACAACAATTTTGAATATGCACCTTCAGTAATAGTATGAAAAGTATCTCTCATCATATCTACATCTGTAGATCTTTCTGCCGACCCTATTGTTTCCATACCACCTAATATTACATCAATTTTTTTACTATGAACTCCGCTGTCATATCTACTCATATTCCAAAACGGTGAAGTAAATTCAGGGAAGTCTGTAATCATTGCAGTTTCAAAATCTTCAAACATTTTATTTTCATGCTCTGCTTCTAGTTCTGCTTCAGCACCTAATTCAAAATGTCTTTGCCATGCTTCGTATGTTCTTTCTTCTGGCTTTTTAAATCCTAAGTAATCC